TGTACAATAAACTATGACAAATTTATAATTAGTAAACCAGAAGATTATTTCGAAGCACAAAAGAAGTGTAAAACATCTATGTTTTATACAATTAATAGGAATTATTGTCCTATTTTTAATTTTGATTATATTGTTCCAGATTATGAAAAAACTTATGTAAATGTTTTTAAAACAAATACTAACGAATATGGAGAAGTTTTATTAATCCCTAAGGATTATATTATTACAAAAAATGAAGCAAAACATAATTTCTTTATTAACAAAAAAGAACTTGAAATTGTTGCTAGTAAGCTACAATTTGATATTATATTCGTAAGTTATAATGAACCGAATGCAGAAGAGAATTATGAAAAATTATTAAAAAGATTTCCATATGCTCAAAGAGTTCACGGAGTTAAAGGTATACATCAAGCACATATTGCCGCAGCTAAAAAAGCAGAAACAAATATGTTTTGGGTAGTCGACGGTGATGCTATTATAGAGGAAGATTTTGATTTTTATATGGAGATTCCAAAGTGGGATTGGGATGCAGTACATGTGTTTAGAAGTCGTAATCCTATAAATAATCTTGTTTATGGGTACGGTGGTGTAAAATTACTACCAACTAAATTAGTAATAGATATGGATATTAATTCAGTTGATATGACAACATCTATTAGTAAAAAATTTATATCGGTAGACAAGGTTAGTAATATTACAGCATTTAATACAGATCCATTTAATACATGGAAGTCAGCATTTAGAGAATGTGTTAAATTATCTAGTAAAGTAATCAATGGTCAAGTTGACGATGAGACACAATATAGATTAAATGTTTGGCAAACTGTTGGTGTTGACAAAAAATTTGGCGAGTATGCTATTAAAGGTTCTAGATTAGGACATGAATTTGGAACTATGTATTCTGATAAAAAAGAAATGTTATCTAAAATTAATGATTGGAAATGGTTAGAAGATGAATTTAAAAAATGTTGATTTTCAAAACATACCTTGGGACGATATAGTTGAATTTGGACAAGAGTCTCTGTTAAATTCTAAACTTTTTACAGTAAGTTGGATATTAGCTAGATTTTGTAATTATAATTGTTCCTATTGTTGGCCTTATGCAAGGACAGATAATATCGATCATCGATCATTAGAAGTCTATAAGAACACATTAGATGAAATAAAAAGACAAGCTAGAGATAATGGGTTTGAAGATTTTCATTTTTCTTTCAGCGGCGGCGAACCAACTGCATATAAGAATTTTAAAGACTTATTAGAACATTATGCTTCTGATAATAAATCAAAATATCAAAGTTTTCATATGACAAGTAATTGTAGTCCTGGAATGAAATGGTGGGAAGAAACTATTAAAATATTAAAAAAGTTTAATAGAGCAAGTATAACAGCTAGTTTTCATGCAGAATATTCGGATGAAGAGGAATTCGCAGATAAATTATTATTTTTGATAGAAAATGGAATTTATGTAACAATTAATCAAGTAATGATACCTAATCGATTTTACGAATCTTATAACAGATGTCGAAGATTTCATGAGAAAGGGATTAATATAACATTAAAGCCTCAAAGCGATCCAACAGCTACCTTTGTTGTTGATGGATATTACGATGATATGAAAAATCTTATGCAAACTGGATTTCCACAACATTTTAATAATGAACCTGTATATCAAATTTTATTAAAAGATAGTAAAGGACAAACATATAAATTTGATCAAGCAGAAAGGTTTAATGCATTTAATTTTAATAAATTTAAAGGTTGGCAATGCAATAGCGGATATCAAAGTATTATAATAAGAGAGCCAGGCGGAGAAGTAAAAAGAAGTTATAGTTGTCACGATGAACCCTTGGGAACTATAGATAACGGATTTCAATTATTTAAAAATCCTATGCCTTGCCTAACTGAATCATGCGTAAGCTCAGCTGACTCAAAATTACCGAAGGTAAAGATATGAAATTAGAAAGCGAACATATATTATTCTGGATGGATGCAATACGTAATTATAAAGACAAAGATAGAATTTTAGAAAGTTTTTGGAAAGGACAAATTCGTTCTAAAATATGGCTTATAGAAAATTTAAGACCTTTTATTAAAAAATCTGTAAGAATAGAAATACATGGAGGATGGATGGGAGTATTAGCAAGTCTTCTTTTTCAATCAAATATTCCAATCAGTAAAATAAAATCGTTAGATATAGATCCCGATTGTGAGGAATCTGCTCGTACAATAAACAAAATAGAGGAAATTGAGGGAAGATTTACTACTATTACTTCTAATATGATAAATGTAAATACTGAAGCGGAAGTTGTTATTAATACTTCATGCGAACATATATCACAGACAGATTACGAAACGTGGTTGAATAATATGTCTAATGATGCTATATTAGTGTTGCAAAGTAATAATTATATTATTCCAGAACACATAAGAAATGCAAATTCGTTAGAAGAATTTATTGAGCAAAGTCATATAGAAGTTCTTTGGTCAGGAGTTAATCATTTACCACTATACGATAGATATATGATTATAGGAAAAAAGAACTAATGATTTCAGAATATAAAAGTGGATCCTTATTAGCTTGGCGTCCTAACAGTATTATTGGACATTTAATTTGTAAATTTACAAGAAGTGAATTTAGTCACGTAGGAATTCTTTGGAGATTCCATGGACGCTATTATGTGCTTGAAGCTATATGGAATAGTGGTGTTCGTGTTAGATTGCTTCAAGAAGATTTGCCTGTAGTTGTTATACCTACGGGTATTAAGTGGACAGATGAGATTGAAGGAATTGCTGTTCGTAAATTAGGAAGAATGTATCATTTTGTTGATGCTTTGAGGGTTGGTCTTAATATGAACCCTCACATATATGACAGCGAAATATGTTCACATTATGTTGCTCATGTTTTTCATAAAGCAGGTATGCCTATACCAGACGACAAACCTTTAAGACCTGATGATGTTGTTGATTTTGTGTTAAGTTTTAATGGTGGAAAATCAGAAATGATTACTAGTGTTTCTGGAAGAAAAGGTGTTTTAGGATGGTGGGACTCGTGGAAGTATTAAATGTTTAATTTTAATGAATTAAAATCAGTTCATTTAGAAATTACTAGTCGTTGCCAAGCTAAATGTCCAATGTGCTCTAGAAACATTCACGGCGGAATACCTAATACACAAGGATTTTTAGTTGACTGGACGTTAGATGAATTTAAAAAAATATGCAATGAAGAATTAATAACACAAATTAAGAAATTTGTTTTTACTGGAGGATTTGGAGATCCTATGGTTAACAATGATTTTATTAATATGTGTCAATATACAGTAGATATAAATCCTGAAATAGATATTCTCGCGCACACCAACGGCGGGCTTCGTAAAGAAGAATGGTGGCAAGAATTAGCAAAATCTATGCCTAAAAAACATGCTGTTACATTTGCATTAGATGGATTAGAAGATACACATCATCTATATAGGATTGGAACAACATACGAAAAAGTTATTAGAAATGCTAAAGAGTTTATTAATGCTGGCGGAAGAGCCGATTGGCAATTTATAAGATTCAAACATAATGAACATCAAGTTGAAGAAGCAATAAAAAGAGCTAAAGATTTAGGATTTGTTTCTTTCACATTAAGAGAAACAACTAGATTTACAGGTAATGAAAAATTTGAAGTATATGATAATACAGGAAAGATTACTCATTATCTTGAAATACCAACAGATAATATTATGAAAAATATTGATGATGAAATTAATAAAGATTTTTTAGGGTTTATTAAACGTAGTCCTGTAAATTGTATTGCAAAACAACATAAAGAAATTTTTATCGACGCTTGGAAAAATTTGTACCCTTGTACATTTTTAGGAGTATTACCTAGTCTAAATACTTTTAAAGACCCTGGTGTTAAAATGAATGGAATATTCAATTTTATTGAGGTAATGAATTATAAAAATAATACATTAGAAATACCGGTGAGAGATATTCTTAATAGTAATGAATGGTTATCGATAGATTGGGAAAATGTATATTGGAACAATGATACAAAATTACCAATATGTGCATTAACTTGTGGCCTTATAGAAACAAAATTTAAAGAAGAAACAAATAGAAAAGTTATTAATACAATTAAAATTAGAGATTAATTATGTTTAAATTTGAAGAATTAAGAGATATACATTTAGAAATTACTAGTAATTGTCAAGCATCTTGTCCGATGTGTCCTAGGAACTTTCATGGAGGATTACCTAATCCTTATCTAACTATTTCATCATGGACATTAGATGATTTTAAAAAGATATTCAGTGAAGAACTCCTGTTTCAGATAAGAGGATTTTATTTTTGTGGAAATTTTGGTGATCCAATATTAAATGATGATTTAATAGAAATGATAGATTATGCTGCTAACATTAATCCTGATGTTGCAATTCGTATTCACACAAATGGTGGAGCAAGAAAAGAGGAATGGTGGAAAATGTTAGCAAAGGCTATGCCTAAAAATCACGATGTTCATTTTGCTATTGATGGATTAGAAGATACACATCATTTATATAGGATTGGAACAACTTATAATACTGTAATGCGTAATGCTAAAGCATTTATTTCTGAAGGCGGTAATGCTGTTTGGGCATTTATAAAATTTAAACATAATCAACATCAAGCAGTAGAAGCAGAACAAAGAGCTAAAGATCTTGGATTTATAAAGTTTGTTTTAAAAGCATCTAACAGATTTGTTGGAGAACCTAAATTTGATGTATATGATAAAGATGGAAATATTACACATTATTTAGAACCAGCTACGGATAGTAAAAACAAATACATAGACAAAGAATTTATACCTAAAATTAAAGAATTTGTTGAAGATACTAGAATTACATGTAGTGCATTAGATAAGAAAGAAATCTATATAGATGCTTGGAAAAAAGTTTTTCCCTGCTGTTTTTTAGGATTACCACAAATACATCGTCCACCAGAAAATGTTAGTTTATCAGAAACAAAGAATATAGTTGTTAAGCAAAACTTACATTATGTTAATCGAATCTCTCAAAACGATAGTAATGATGCTTCGATAAAATCGATTAAAGATATTCTTAATAGTAACGAATGGCAATTAATTAACTGGCAAAAAGAATATTGGACAGGAGATGAAAAAATGATTATTTGTGCTCGTATGTGCGGAAAATCAGAAAAGATTCCATTGTCAAGTCCGTCGGATCAATTTGTTAAAACAGTTAAATTAGAAGACATGTCAAAATTATCCGGAACAGATGCACTAGAAGATGCATACAGTCTTAAGACCAACGAGAATAATTCTTAAGGTCTTCTAGAAAATTTTTTGCTTCTATTTTCCAAATAGTCTGATATGTGTTTCTATACATAGCATCTTTTATCTTTGTAGCTAGACCTTTTTTAGCAAGAGATGGCATGTATATATTATGAACAAGTCTTTGACTACCACTTTCTAAATTATTTGATGTAATATAAAGATTATTTTTCTCCCCTGCCCATTCTATACATTTAGGAAAATAAAACTGAGCAGATACGTTCTGGTGTTCGAGTGTAAATTTTTTATTAGTTATTAAATTTTTATTTTTATTAGCATCAGGAAAAACACATGTTCTTGTACAAATCCTATAACTATTAGGCCCCATAAAATCAAAAGAATGAGCTGCTACAGATCCTATCGCTTTATCATTTTGATACAAGATCCAAGCAGCCCATTCTTTTTCATTCTTTAGGCAGTCGATCATCTTTTTTTGAGAGGAGTTGTTATCGAACCCTCGACGAGCTGCTTCTGCATAAAACTCGTCGAGGTCTAAATCTTCTGTCCAAGGAATGAGTGTAAACACACTCTACTTATTACGGAGCAGCAGTACCGTCGTCTAAATTGATCCAAGCACC